AGACGCTGTTACGCACCATGAATAGTCTTCTCCATAAGGTAATTGAATCTTATTGCCTTTATCGTCAGAAATCTCAAAGTATCTAAATGTAAACCAAGGACGAGGCATCTTCTCAAACACGCCACTCTTGATACAAATAAATCCAAAGCCAGCCGCCCTAATCTCTACATCTTCTGTAGATGAAAGAGCCTCTTCCAAGTCGTCCTCATCTTGAGGAGTAAACATGGGAGTGCCTTGGTCATTAAAGTAAATACCAGAAACGATGTCCTTATCTGAGGAGTATAGCTTCATAAAGTCCTCAGGTTCCCAGCCCATATCGGAATCAATCCACAACATTTTGTCGTAGGTAACCTCACCCCGAACAGGTAGGTTGTTAAAGGCATCTAGAAACATAGAGCCCATAACTGTTGCTTCTCTAGCCATATTTACTTGAGAAGAGTATTGGTTTAGGTAAAGGTAGGTAATCCCATTATCTTCTAGGTACCTAATAGTCTTTACCAGGCTTTTAACATATTCAGCTTCCATACTGGAGCCGGGGGTGGCAATTAAAACGTTATAGTGTGGGATACTCATGCCGGAAGTATAACAGGATTATCTAACCCAGACCATACCCACATCTGCGGTAGGTCTGAGCATAGCCTCTTTCCAAGCGCCTCCTACCCAGTATGGGGCTGCTTCTTTTACCCACGCCTTGAGGTCAAAGCCTTCAATAGGATGCCAGTGAGTATCAAAAGGTTCGCGCAAATGCTGGAGGATAAATTGAGGGGCTACTTCCGTATAACCAAGGCTGGCTAGGTACTCTAATTGCTTTTGGTGCTCATCTAGAGTTACGTCTGTCCACTCAAAGGTAACAGTCCCATACTTCTTGGACATACCCTTGAACACCGACCACTCAGCGCCCTCTACATCAATCTTAATGAGGTCGGGCTCACCATAGGTTGCCGCTAGGGTATCAAGAGTAATGGTGTTTACCTTAATAGTGCGATAAGGCTTACCTGCGTAAGGCATAGTCTCCGAGGTTAGCCAGTCTTTGTTTAATGTAGAAAGCCCATCTTCATCAGCTTCATAAAACTCCACCGTAGAGTTATCCACATCTGACACAGCCATCTTTAGAGGAATAACCCCAGACTCATAGATAAAGTTCTTTACTAGTTGACCGAAGATTCGTGGGGCTGGTTCTAGGGCTAGGACTTTATATCCTTTAGCAAGACCTGCAATAGTGGCATCCCCGCGGTTAGCGCCAATATCAAATAGAATCACAGACCAACCCTTTCGCGGTTATGTTTAACAGCGTTCTTATATTCATCCGTCATATACTCTAAAGAGCTTAGTTCTGTAAGTAGCTTGTTAGTCTCATCCTTGCGTCCAATCCACCAAGAACTTACAGCTTTCTCAAACTCTAAGCAATAAGGCCCAACGTACCCAACAGGTGCAGGAAGTGGGATAGCATCATTCTCTTTATGGCTGAGCCCAACTACAGCCCACGTATAGCATTCCTGCCAGTCACCCTTGCGCTCATGGAACTGGGATAAAAGGAAGTAAGCCTCTGGTCTATTAGGAAGTACGGTAATGGCTTGGAGCAAACAGTTGCTTACCGTGTGAACCCTGTCGTGCTGGTCATCAAAGCAAGAGGCCATCTTGAGAAGGGATGTGTAGATTAATAGAGAATCCTCATCACCGCCGTACTCGGCTGTCCTTAAATAGAAAGATACAGCTGACGCTGTTTGGTTTAGCCGCTCGTATTCTACTGCCACATCAAAGTTCTTCTTAGGGTTGAAGGGGTCATTAGACAGCTCAACTACTAGCTCTTCAATTCGCATTGTTTAGCGCCTCCACTATCAAGTCCTCTACTACAGGTCCAGGGGTGCGGAGTACGAATGCCGCATTGTCTTGGAACCCAAAGCTAATCAGTAGGTCACCATCTAAAACAGCCGCTCCCACGCAGAACTCTACGCGAGCATCTAGGAATGAGAACTCGTTGCTAAGCCCAATAAGGTTAAGCTGGTCGTCCCACAAAACCAATCGATGTCTGTAGATAGCGTCCTTTTGTTGAAGATAATTCTTAAATAAGCTCACCTCATGCTGGATGGAAACATACATGTTCCCCCACTTAACTAGGTGGGAGCTTCCGCGTTGGTCGCGCTCAGGGGTTACAGTATCTTTTACAAATACCTGCTCACAGACAGGCTCATAAGCATCAGCCTTAACCAGTTCTGTAGGGCAAGTCCATTTAATAAAATGGAAAGGCTTATCTAAAACAGGAACCCAGTTCTTCTCACAGTATGAGTCATCTGCTCCTGGGGCTGGGATGCGAGTGCGGATAAACTCATAAGCCTCCCACTTATCCTTATCTAATTCTATATGCGAATACTCCATGCGCCCTTGCCCATTAGTGGTGGTATCTCGTCGAACACCAACAAGGTAATAACGATTGTTCCATTGGACTAGACGCGCATCTTCAAGCCCTACAAACTCCCAGATAGGGGTGTGCTTTTCTAGCATCTCCACCTTGGTGTAGTCAGTCATCTCTAAGTCTTTATTAAGACGGCAGATGTAGTTCTCTGTAACTAGGCGCTGGTCTTTCTCTGGGTGTAGATAAGAAAGCGGACCCCAACGGCTAGGAAACTTCTGTGAGTTCTCAGCGTGGTATAGGGTGTAGTTAACGTGTCGCAGGTTTACGAGGATATCCCCATCACTGTCAATAAAGATGGACGGGTTCATCAGCCCAGTGCCAGAGGTAAGCCCTTTTGGTATAACTAGCGGGGCTAATTTACCGCCGTGGGCAACAGCTTTTTGTACCAAATTCATAAAGGCAGTATAACAGGATTTGTTCCAGTATCCTATAAGGATGAGAGCATGGACACCTGGCGGGCGCTTCACTAGCGACTTTGAGCATAATCAAATCTCTAGCGGCATTGACGCTGACCTAAAAGCACCAGTTGGTTCAGTCGCCGAGTGGTGGACCTTTGACCTAGCCTCCTCAACCATAGACCCAATCTATGACACAGGTGATGACTACGCTGTTACAGGCGCGGGTAAGATTTGGAAGGGGCCGTTTAAAATTCCTGTAGTCAGGGCTGTAATTCAACAGGGCTCCACCAAGACCTCCCAGCAGGGTTTCTATAACTCAGACATGCTCCACCTGACCCTTAACGCCAATGACATAACTGTTATTGACCCCATCGTTATGCTCAACCCAGATAACCAAGATAGAAATAGAATTGTATGGCAGGGCCAGGTTTATCGCCCTTACTCCACCCAGCAACGCGGTATTATTAGCGAGAAGTACAGCCTCCTGGTTCTTGACTGTATTCAGGTTATGCCTGAAGAAATGGTTAATGACCCTCAGTTCTTAGGATATTCAGACAATGCCCTTTAAGTCACAAGCTCAACGAGCGTTTATGTATGCTAAGCACCCAGAGATGGCAAAAGAGTGGGAGTCCAAAACCCCTAAGGGTAAAAAGCTTCCTCCTAAAGTTAAGAAGACAAATACGCGTAGAACAGGAAGTCGGTAATGGCTAAAGCAAAGCTAGGTAGCGGGGCCCGCTTCAAGGCGGTAGAGAAGGAAGCTGCTAAGGGCGGGGCTAAAAACCCAGCTGCTGTAGCGGCGGCGGCAGGTCGTAAAAAGTACGGCGAAAAGAAAATGACTAAGCTTGCCGTTAAGGGCAAGAGAGATGAGAAAAAGTAATGTGCGCTTCATGCGGTTGCGGTAAGAAAAAGGGCGAGGCTGGATACGGCAAGGGTAAAGGCAAGGCTGCTGATAAGAAGCAGGATGCTAAGCTCGAAAAAGGCATGAGCCCAAAGCAAAAGGCGGCCTTTGAGAAGGCTGACAAGAAGATGGACGCTAAGAAGCCATCTGCTAAGGAAGATGCCAAGATGGACAAGGCATTGGCCAAGAAGGTCAAAAAGAAGTAAAAGTAGTTAGTAGTTAGGGCCTCCTAGAAATAGGGGGCCCTTTATACTTTAAGTAATCCCCTGCGGGATTGCGAACACTTGCGCTTTACCTTGCCACTCCTAGGAGACAAAATGCCTGATAAGAATGTTGATAAGCCAGATTCCTTGGCTTTTATTCAAGCTATTGCGGCGCAGCTTCCTGACGCTGAGCAAAGTAGACGCAACCTTCGCGGTATTGTCCTCCCCTACGTAGCTGGTAAGTACATAGCCCATGTTGCCAAAAGACCAAGAGCGTAAGTATCTCGGGCAGGACATCGCGTACTACGCCATTCCTAGCCTTAATAAATTACTCAAGTCCACAGCCTTGTCTGCTGGTTGGCCTAAAAACTTAGTTGACAACTTGACTGTTGCTTTCGATGGAAAAGCCCTTTACGTGAATTATCCAGAGCAGTACGCACAGCAGGTTGAAGACCTTGAGTATGGAGCTGTTGGTTCCTTGCCTAACCCAGCTATTAGGCCTTTTATTAACCGCAGCGATTCTGTATTAAAAACTGTATTTCAGGGAAAAATCTTTGATGACCTAGTTACTATGGAAGGGGTATTTCAGTGAGCAACCCATTCATTCTTGCTGAAGACGCTGCGCTCAAGGCCCACCTTTCTGGGATTGTAGTACGCGATGAAGCCTCTAGCCCACGCAGCGTACTTGTTCGCTTTGGTTATCCAGACGTAGAAGTAGCTGACCAGAAGTTCCCATTTATCACTATTGACCTTATTGATGTTATGCCTGCTAATAACCGTCAAACATCTGGACGCCAGTATGACAACGATTATCAGGGAACTACCGCCCCTAGCGATAATACGTCTTACGCATACGACATCCCTGTGGCATACGACTTGAGTTATCAGGTAACTGCATACTCCCGTCACCCACGCCATGACCGCGCTCTAATGCTGGAGCTATTTAGAAAGTTTCCATCAAAGTACGGAAAGCTCCCAGTACCAAATCAACTTGGTACAGAGACCGCTAACCGTTCTATGTTTCTTGATGGGTTTGTTAAAAGAGACGCTGTTGATGGGGAAACGGGAAACCGCCGCCTTTATCGCAACGTCTATTCAGTACGTATCTTGAGTGAGATGTCCCCAAGCCTAGCGGCTGAAGCGCTTACTTCTGTTCGCACTGTTGATATAACTACTACACCGTACACCCCTACTGTCTAACACATGATGATTAATATGGAAACTACGATTAAATCTAAGGAGACATACAATGTCCTATGACCGTCCTGGGGTATACGTTCAGGAAACGTTGAACCCAATTCAACCTACTACTGGGCCAAACTCAAACACCATTGGAGCCTTTGTTGGCCCTAATGACCGCGGCCCAGTAGTACCAACACTAGTTAGCTCTTGGAGCGACTATGTTAACAACTTTGGCTCATGGAATACAACAGCCAGCAATGACCTACCACTTGCGCTTTACATGTTCTTTGCAAACGGTGGACGTCAGGCTTATGTAAACCGTGTAGTTGGTTCTGGAGCAGCTTCAGCCGCTCGCACACTCCTTGATGGAGCGTCGCAAAACACCCTAACACTTACAGCTGTAAACCCTGGCACATGGTCAGTGAATAGCGGTTCTTACTACGGAATCTCATTCTCTGTAACAGCAGCCCGTACATCTGGTTACTTTGACCTAAGCATCTACTTTGGTGGTCAGACTAACGCTTATCTAGTTGAGAAGTTTACAGACATCTCAATGACAGTAACCGACCCACGTTATGCAGTATCTGTTATCAATGCTGGCTCACGCTACGTTGTAGCAACTGACGCTGGCTCATCGTCTACCGGTTCTACCCGTAACCCTGTAACAGTCTCTGTATCTTCAGGCTCACTTACTGGTGGAGCTAACGGCGCTTCTGTAACCTCAATTACAAGTTATAGCGCTTTTGATACTATCAACAACAGCCTATTGCTCAACGTAGCTGGCTTTACAGACTCAACCACAATCAATGCGGCTAT